CTTCAGAACTAAAACGTGATATGGAAAAAATCATGTTGGCTAACCAAGCTGCTTCAGCTGGTGATTCAACAACAGCACGTACACTTGGTTCACTACAAGCATGGCTAAACACTAACTATGTTGGTTCAGGTACTGCTGGTTCACTAGGTACTACAGCTCGTGTATCTGGTACAGATGCAGCTTTCACAGAAGCTATGTTAAAGTCTGCTGTTAAATCAGCATACACAAACGGTGGTAACCCAACCGTGCTAATGGTTTCTCCAACACAAAAACAAGTAGTTTCTACTTTTGCAGGTATTGCAGAGCAACGCTATGCAGCTCCAGCTAACAAGCAAACTACTATCGTTGGTGCAGCTGACGTATATCTATCAGACTTCGGTACACTATCTGTTGTTCCTAACAGATTTACTACTCCTGATGCAGATGACAATGGCGAACAAGCATTCGTACTTGATCCTGAGTACGCAGCAGTAGCTTTCCTACGTCCTTTCCAAACTAATGAACTAGCTAAAACAGGTGACTCTGAGAAGACTCAGCTTTTAGTTGAATACACATTAGAAGTGAAGAACGAAGCAGCTCATGCAATTATTGCTGACTTAGCTGAGTAATAAAGGTTAGATAGCCCTCTTCGGAGGGCATCTCCTTACGAGGACATTATGGCAAAACTATTAAAAAAAGATGAGTTAAGACAATCGGTATCACACGATACTGATGACGGTATTGTTATTGCAACACAACAAGATGTTACAGACATCATTGAACAGAATAAAAGAGAGTACAACACATCATCCACGACATGGGGTGACGGTGACGTGTTCTCTAACAAGATAGCTTCTATACCTTTTACGGTGATAGACGAACTAAACAAACAGAAGATTATGCGTGGCTTCCACGTAGTAGACCCTAAACGATTTAAAGCATGGTTGAACAATCCTGACAACAGGTTCTTTAGAACTAAACAAGGCACAGTATAATGGCATTCTTTACCGACTACACAACACTACAGTCTACGATAGCTGATTACTTAGCACGTACTGATTTAACAGACCAGATACCTGAGTTTATTAGATTAGCAGAAGATAGATTGCGTAAAGACCTACGCATTAGGCAGATGATTAAAGTATCTACTACGACTATGACAGACTCTACCGTAGAAATACCACAAGATTTTATGGCTATGAAAGATTTGCATATACAAGGTAACCCAGTAAAGACATTAAAGTTTTTAACTACTAGCAATTTCTTTAGAAACTCAGCTACATCATCTGTAGGTCAACCTAATTTTTATACTTTGTTAGGCTCAGAGTTTCAATTCGCTCCACAACCTGACTCAAACTATACACTGCAAATGGTTTACTACTATAAACCAGATTATTTAAGCAGCACTAATCCTTCTAATATATGGTTAGCTAACACACCAGATTTGTTGCTATACGCATCACTTGGTGAGGCAGAGCCTTATCTTATGAATGATGAACGACTACAGACATGGGCAGCCATGTATGACAGAGCGTTAACTTCTACTAGGAAGAGCGATGATGATTCAGAATTTCCAGCTCAACCTATGTCTATAACTAACTCTTATCAGTAATAATATTTAACTTAACTACACGAGGAACAAATCATGGCTGAAATGTCAAATTATTTAGAAAATGCTTTACTTAACGGAACATTGAACGGTACAACGTACACTGCTCCAACTACTGTCTATGTATCACTATGGACAACCAACCCTAACGATGACGGTTCAGGTGCAGAAGTAACTGGCGGCTCATATGCTAGAACTGCGGTATCTTTTGCTACAGCTACAGGCACAACAGGCAACGTGCTTAACGATGCTGTTGTAGAGTTTCCTGCGGCTACTGCGGTATGGGGAACAGTTGGTTGGATTGGTATTAACGATGCTGCTTCTGGCGGTAACTTAATGTACCACACAGCTCTTGATGCAGCCAAGACTATTGACACAGGCGACATTTTCAAGATTGCTGTAGGCAACCTATCAGTAACATTAGCATAAGGAGTAACACATGGCTCTTATCGTAAAGGATAGGATAAAGGAAACTACCACTACAACTGGCACTGGAACGGTTACTCTTTCTGGTGCAGCTGCTGGATTTCAATCCTTTAGTGCTGTAGGAGACACCAATACTACCTACTATGCTATTGTTAGTGGAAATGATTGGGAGGTAGGTCTAGGAACTTACACCGCATCAGGTACAACTTTATCTCGTGACACAATATTAGAATCTAGCAATGGTGGTTCAGCAATTACTTTGGCTGGTACAAGCACGGTGTTCTGTACTTACCCAGCTGAGAAAGCCGTTGTATTAGATGCTAACAATCAATTAGTCTTATCAGAAGATGTTATCATCAACGGACTGACTGTTGGTAAAGGTGCTAATAGTGTAGCTAGTAACACAGCGTTAGGTGTAACTGCTTTATCTGCCAATACTACTGGTAATACTAATACTGCTATAGGCGGGTCAGCACTAAATAGTAACACCACAGCCAATGGCAACGTAGGTGTAGGTTATCAAACACTTTACTCCAACGTTACTGGTAATGCCAACGTTGCTGTAGGTCCTGAAGCATTATGGGAAAATCTCGGCAATGCCAACACTGCCTTAGGTGCTTATGCACTATATTCTAATACTACTGGTGTTAGTAATATTGCTATAGGTTCTGATGCTTTAGGTTACATCGCCACAGGAAGTTACAACACTTCATTAGGAACTGATTCTGGCACAAATCTAGAAAATGGCTCTAACAACATATTCATAGGCTACAACGCACAACCATCATCAGCTACTGTATCTAACGAAGTAACGATAGGTGATGACAACATAACAGTAACAAGACTTAAGGGTTCAGTAACAGCTCCTAGTTTAGGTATAGGCACAGCAGCATCAGGAACAACGGGTGAAATTAGAGCAACTAACAACGTTACTGCGTATTACTCTGATGATAGATTAAAAACCAGAGGCTCAAATATTGAGAATGCACTAGATAAAGTAGCGAGCTTAAATGGTTTTCATTACCAAGCTAACGATGTTGCTAATGCGTTAGGGTATGTATCTAAACCAGAAGTTGGAGTATCTGCTCAAGAAGTACAAGCAGTGCTGCCAGAAGTTGTAGTGCCTGCTCCTATTGATGATAAATACTTAACGGTACACTATGATAAATTAGTGCCTTTATTAATAGAGGCTATAAAAGAACTAAAAACAGAAGTAGATGAACTAAAAAATAGGATTAAATAATGACTCTTCCAACATCAGGACCTTTAGATTTAGATGACATTCAAATAGAATTTGGTGGAACTAATCCTATTGGCTTAAATGAATACTATGCAGGAGGAGCTAATGTACCATCTGGAACTTCGGGGACTACTGGAAATGTACCTAGTTCTGGACAAATTGCTATAAATAATTTTTATGGCACAAGCAATGTTGTTTATATATCAGCCACAGGAGGAACAATTACCACAGAAGATATTGGAGGAGTGTTATATAAAGTTCATACATTTACTTCTTCAGGTTCTTTTACAGTAGACTCTCTAGGTGACTCTAATGACGTATTAGTTACTGCATGGGGTGCTGGTGGAGGTGGTGGTGGCGGTGGTTTACTAATAGGACAATATGGAGGAAATGGTGGGTATGCAAAAAGCACAATAACTGTGTCAGTAACATCATATCCTGTTACTGTAGGTACAGGTGGTGGTGGAGGTGGTTCATCTACTGGTGTATCAGTAGGCGGAGCGGGTGGCTTACCAAATGGTGGAAAAGGTGCAAATAGTAATGGCGGAGGTTCAAATAATGTTGGTGCAGGCGGAGGCGGTGGTGGATATTCGTCTTTTTCAAATCTTGTTTATGGAGGTGCAGGAGGCGGAGGTGGAGCTGGTGACAACGCTGCTAACGCAGCTCCAGCAGGTGTAGGAGGAGTTGGTGGTTTATCATCAGGCACATCTGGAGCAAATTCTGGAGGGGCAGCAGGTGGTGGTGGCGGTACGCAAGTTGCAGGAGGTTCTGGAGGTGCTACTGGTGGAGCAGTGGGAAGCTCTTTAACTGGAGGAGCTGGAGGGCTTACCAGTCTAGCACGTCCAGGCGGTGGTGGTGGTGCGTCAGGCTATTATGGTGGAGGTGGTGGTGGCGGTGGGACATCTCCGTCAGATTCTTCCGCAGGTGGAGGAGGAGGTTCAAGTTTTGGAAGCTCATTTACTGGTGAAACACGACCAACTGGAGTTGGTTTAGGAGGTTCTGGTGGTGCGTCATCTACAGCTGGTTCAGCAGGTTCAATTGGCAGAGTAATTATTAAATATGTAATAGGATAAAAATGGATACCATTTTAACAACAATAGATTTTGAAAACAATAATTGGAATGTAAGTGCTAATAATTTAACAGAATCTACTATTTTATTAGATGTTAAAGTATTACATAAAAAGTTTGCACCATTCAACAACTTAAAAACGCTAAAAATAAAATACAGCATAACAGAAAATAACAGTATTGTTTATCAAAAAGAATATCCAAATGACAATATAGTAAAATTTATTAAAACAAATCAAGATACTATTATTACGGATATGTTTAACTTAAATTATGACGTAAGTTACAAATTACATTTATTTGCAGAAAACAATCATAATATAATAGAACATATAGAAACTTTTTTAATACCAAAACCACTATCACCATTTACAAATTGGGTATGGAGTATTGACCATTGGAAACCTCCTTTTCCAGTTCCAGACGATGAGAATCTATATGTTTGGTCTAATTCCTCTGGTAATTGGGAAGTTAGTGAAGAGGAGATATAATGTTCGGAATATCAACATTCTCACAAGCACCATACGCCTCACTAGGTAGCGTTACACATAGCGGTGTAGCTTCTATAGACGGCTTTGCTACGCTTATTGCAATAGGTGGCTTAGACATATTTGCTGATGCTTCCATTACTGGATTAGGCACAGTAACAGCCAACGGTGTTGTAATACAAGACTTAGGCACTGCATCTATATTTGGTAATGCTACAGTATCAGCTATAGCTAACTATGAGGTAGTGGCTAGTGGCTCTATATTAACTAACGCTACAGTATTTGTAGTAACCAGTGGTCAGTTGGTACAAGGTTCTGCCAGTTGGGATGCTTTAGCAACAGTTACAGGCGATGCTAACAGAGAAAGGCTATTTAGTGCTAGCATTACTAATGAAGCAGATGTTTCAGTATTAGCTGGATACGTTATAGGAGGCTCTGGCTCTATATACAGCACAGCCACAGTAACTTGTCTTGGAGGCATTATATATATGGTCAACGGCAACATTACTGGAACAGCAACATTTACCAGTAACGCAAACATACTAGGTGACAACTGGGCAGACACAGTGGTTGAATCAAATTCATGGAAAAGGGTAGGATAAATGGCTAAAACTAAAGTTTCACAATGGGACACAAGTGCTTCTGGGAATGGTGACATTAACGGGATTAACATCCAGGAAGGGTGTCCCCCCAGCACCATCAACAACTCAGTGAGAGAGTTGATGTCGCAAATAAAAAATATACAAGATGGGTCAA